TGCATGTTCTCTTTCTTTATCTTTTTCTACAGATTCTGGCATTCTTAACCATCCTGCTGCTGATAACATTCCAAAATGCATATGTGGTGGGTTAAAATCACCTGCTATAGAATTAACTAACCAACTATTATGAAGTGCTACTTTCTTAATGCCTTTTTCAGCAGCATTTTTATCGTGTTTATCACCTTGTTTAAGATGTGTTTTTGCATAGGTATTAACACAATGAGCCATCCAATTAAATAGTGTAGGTAAATTTTCATTAGGCTTTTCTTTCCATATATGTTCTTCAATTTTGTGCTCTTGTTTAACATTTCCAACTAAATTATCCGACCAATCTAATTGTTCTGATTTCTTTGCACTTTTAGATATTTTATCACCATATGTATTTAATAAATTTATGTATGGCTGTGGTATCTGAAATTCCATTAGCATAGGGCTAAATGGCATATGCACAGTACCTCTTAATTTGTAATCTTTGTAATCTTCTGTCATATTGCTACCAAATCTATTATAGGAACTAAATATCCCCTAGAAGTTAATTTATCACCACCAGAGACAATAGTATATTTATTATACACCAAATCACATAGTCTGTCAAGGGGAATCTCAATAGAAAATAGATGTTTATCTTTCTTATCCACAATTCTAAATATCCAAATGTCAGCTTTGCTAGTCTTTATACCACTTTCCTTTCCTCTAGACATAAACTCAACAAATACATTCCCTGTCTTATGCGACAATCGGTCTGTCTTTAATTCATAATTCTCCCGTGATTTCATTACAAGTTTTTCGTGTTTCTTTCCATACTTTAAATCTTTCTTAAATTTAGTTATAGAAAAATCATGTGATTTTAATTCTTTTAATGTTTTTCCGTTGTTTTCTTCTATTTTACTCAATGTTTTTTTCCTATATTTACTAATTCTATACTTTCATCATCTATTGTTTCTGTTGTAGGGGTTTCTCCATTATTTTGTATATCCACTATTCTATCCATAACAGCCATTTGCCCTAATGATATAAGTCTATCTAAATCCGTATTCATCATCTCCATTATACCTTTTAGTACATAAAAAGCAGGACTAAGAGGTTTTTTAGGGTCTGTTGTATCATACGCCATCATATCAAATCCACCTTTATCATCATTTACAGGTTTTAAGATTAAATAAAGTCTATCGGGAAGTAATGATAACTTTTCTGTTTCGTCTATAAGCCTAGTTAAATCAGCCATTCTTGTGGTATCCTTTTTTCTGCCCAAAGTATTTTATTTTTGTCACACCACTGACCATACGTTGTTTTACTTGATTTGTTAAGTTTATTTTTTGCATTTACAAATAAAAATCGTATGTCAAAATCTGGATTTTGTTCTCTAACTAACAGATGCTTTTGTCTATCTGCTAAATCAAAAAATCCTTTTGCTTCAATAAATATATTTTGTTTAGGTAAGTAAAAATCGGGAGTATATCTTTTTATTTTAGGTTGATATTCAAGATATTGCAGTTCATATTCATACTTTATTTTATTCTTAATTAAAAATAAGGCAACTCCCCTCTCAAATTCAGAGCGAAATCCCTTTCTTTTCATATAAGCGTTGTCAGTTTAAATTTATTAATAGTTTCTACACCTTTTTTAAAAGTTTCAGATAAAATAGGTGCGTGCTTATCCATTTCTATTATTGCCTCATTTATTTCTATAGAAGGTAATATCGCTAATTTACCTTGTTTTATTCGTAATTGTAAAGCATTAAAATGATTTTGTATAGTTCTTTTTTTTCTTTCTATATTATCTTCTCTAAAATAACCATTTTTACCTATGGTTTCCCTTGTTATTAAAGCATGACAATTCTCAACTCCTCTCATAAATTCCTTCATTTCACCTCCACCTTCACGTAATTCATTGTCAGTATAGACCCAAACAGCATCTCTATTAGATACAATATCATCTTTTCTAAAAGGATGAGATAACCAAAGTATGTTCATATATTTTTTACCTCTGTATTTTTTAATTTGTTATACCACACCATCGGCTTTGATTTAGCTTTTGATGTTACTTTTTCATGTAATACTGCTTTAGGCCAACAATGTTTTCTAAAATCACAATAGCCACATATACTTTCTAATGTTGTATTTCCTGTTTCTATTCTAATTCCTTTTTGTTTACCCGATTTAGGTACATAAGTTTCTTGAACTTCATGAAATAACTTTTCAAACTTTTTGTTAGATTCTAAAACTTTAATATTTTCAGTGGCTGTTTGTAGCATCTCTTTTCTATCTTCTTCTTGATTTACAGGTGCTTCACATACAGCAAATTCCCCTGTAACTTTATTAATAGCTATCCAACCACCAAAAGGAACATTGTCAGCTTCTCCGTATAAATGACCTTGCATAACATACCCAAAAGGGTCATCACCTTTTATTTTCGTATAACTTCCAAATTCACCAAATTTACCCATAAAATTAGATGGACTAGCAGATTTTATATCCCAAACTTTACCATCTATTTTAACATCATAAGTGCCACCTAATTCAGTATCTCCTATCTTTAATTTTACAGGCTCTTGTATTTTGTCAATTTGTATTCCTGCCCCTTTCATAACAGCTATAGCAACCGCTTCAAGTAAATCTCCCATTAAAAATTTAATTATTGTATTATATTGTAATTCTTTTTCTTTACCTTTTTTTTCTAACTGTTGTTGGCATAGGGGTTTACCTAACCCCGACATCCTCATTTTCCACTTAGATTCTTCATTAAATTGTTTTTCTAAAGCCTTACCACAAGCTTCTTTAAATTCAGATATGATTTCGGGGGAAAGTTTTCCCTTCCCCCGAACCGCATCATAGAGAAAACTCTCTATTAGAGTAGATAACATATGCTATTCTTGGTCTAACTCAATAGCTAGGGAGTGGTCGCCATCTTTTGTTTTACTTTTAATAGCACTACGATGCTTCTCCATGACACTTTCGTTTACGGATTTTATAGCTACCATAAACTCTTTAAGTAATTCCTTATCTGTATCAGATAAATCAACTGTAGAACCTGTCTTAATGTTAATCGAAAAATAAGTGTTTCCACCCGATTTTTGTTTTTTCGTAGATAACATAAGATTAGTTCTTATCATTGGTTTTTTCTGTTTTGCTAAACCAGATAGTGTACTACTAAAAGGTAAATAATTTGTACCTTTAGCATATAATACACATGGAACTTCCTTAACATTTACTTCTTGCTCGTCAGATTTTTTACCTGTGAGCGTTGCTACGCCGTAAAGAACTTGATTACACTTTATCGCACTTTGGATAATTCTTTGTGGGTCATTCTCTGGTAGTTTTTCAACTTCCTCTCTCGATAATTTTCCACACTTATAATTACCTTTCGAATCAGCAAATTGGTCTCCTAGTGATGGCATTTGCACACTTGATGTAAATTCCTCTTCACTATTATCCCAATAACTGTAGGCGTATAAACGAATGAAAGGTCTAAAAGTAACCTCTTTCGCATATACTTTGTCACCATCAATAGGAAGAACAAAATGACCTCGTGGTAACGGTTTGTCATTCTCATCTTCTGTTTGATAATTAATTGTCAAACGACCTAGTACTGAACCTTGTCCACCACCACCGTCTGTTTGTCCTGTTAGCTTCATTAATTCCGTATCACTTAATGTATTAAAGTCAGTTGGAACTGCTAAAGCGTTAGTATCTGTACCATTTTCAACCATTTGATTTATAAACCTCCTTCATGTTTAACCAATCATCACCGAGTTTTAACTCAATTCCTACTGGCATCGTATATTTAAAGCCATATCTTTTTTCACACTCATCGGATAAAGACATCATAGCCTCCTTTAAAGTTGTGATAGCTTGTTGTTCTTCGTCTGGATACACATCCAAAACGATACT